GGGTATGGATATGCTATACCCCCTGTTGCACCATCCCAATGATGGCAGACCACCCCAAAACGGCGTATTTAAGATGGAAATTTATTAATGCTAAGACCCAACCAGATAGAAGCTGTTGCCTTTTTGAGCCAAATAGACAAGGGCATGATTCTCGCCCCAGTGGGGGCGGGCAAAACAGCGATAACGCTAACCGCCATGAAGGAGGCGCTCGACACGGGCAGAGTGAGCCGATTCTTAGTGATAGCGCCAAAGCGTGTCTGCACGGACGTGTGGACGATAGAGCCGGCGAAGTGGACACCAAGTCTTACGATATCTATAGCCGTTGGCTCGTTAGCGCAAAGATTGACAGCATTCGACGCGCCGTCACAGGTAGTGGTGACTAATTACGATACGCTGCAAACGCTACCGCCATTGCCTGACTTTGACGGCGTGGTGTTTGACGAGTTGACTGTTTTAAAGAACCCATCAGGTAAACGTTTTAAAGCGTTGTTTGCCCGCATTAAGGATTTTAAAATTAAATGGGGTCTTACTGGCTCGTTTACCAGTAACGGACTTGAAGACGTATTTGGGCAATGCAAGATAGTAGACGCGTCGCTTCTTGGAAAATCCAAGACCGCGTTTCTTCAAAAGTATTTTGTGTTGCTCAATAAAGATTTTGGTGAGTGGGTAGCCAAGTCCACTTCACTGCGTGACGTAATGGCGGAAATTAAGCCCGCAACGTATCTTATCGACACGCAAGAGTATATGGATACTTTGCCTCCGCTTAACGTTGTGCCAGTTAAATGCGCAATGGATATGAAGCAGTACAAAGAGATGAAGAAAGACTTTGTGGTGTATCACGAAGAAAAAGAAATCATAGCGGTTAACGCCGCTGTGGTGGTGAACAAACTGCAACAAATGGCCAGCGGGTTTTCGTATATTGAAGGGCAACCCGCCGCATGGTTTTCGCGCCACAAGTTTGACCGACTAGACGAAATACTTGAGGAGAACCAACACGCCAATACGATTATTGTGTACAACTTTCAAGCAGAGCTTGAAGAACTTAAACGCCGATACCCTAATGCGCGGACAATTGACCAGCAAGGTGTTATCTCATCGTGGAACGCAGGGCGAGTAGAATTGCTACTCGTCCACCCTAAATCAGCAGGGCATGGGCTTAACCTTCAATTTGGCGGCAGTAAAATGGTGCTCCTGTCGCTTCCTTGGTCACTTGATAGATATGAGCAGACCATTGGACGATTGCACCGTAGTGGACAAAAGAACGCCGTATATTGCTATGTACTGCTAACAGATAAAACCGTAGACGAGCGCATATTTGCAAGTCTGCATGACAAACGCGCAATTTCAGATATTGCCTTAGAGGAATTAAAATGAACAACTTAACATGGCGCGACATCTTCTTTAATTTGAATACTTACACAGAAGGTGAATTACAGGTGATGATTGAGTCAGAGCGTCACGGTAAACGTAGACGCTCTATTTTGGTACGTTTGCATCAGCGCTACTGCATACTCCGCGCTAACCGTGAGCGTGAAGAAATACTTGCTTAAGAGACTACATCAATAATATCAATAACAGCTTCAACTGGATGTTCTACCACTTCCTCTGCAACCTCAGCCACACTGTCTACAACGTGGCTGACGTGGTCTACTAAGTCTTTAAATGGGTTATTCATCATCGTATCCTAAAAATAATTCTGCTTCGGCATTTCTGCGTCGCGTTAAGCCGGCTAATTCTTTACCGGCGGCCTTGTTCCATCTTAAAAACTGCTTTGCTACTTCTGCTTTATCATTGCCTGCTTTTAACATCTTAACAAGCGTTGACGAAATTAAATTCCCGCTGCCAATGTTATAGCAGAGGCTAACAAGCGCGTCAAACTGGTTTTGCGTAAGCGGCACACCAATAGCGTTAACCGTATGTTCATACGCGCCTACCGTATGCGCTAATAGCTGCATAGCCGCCGCTTCTGCTGGCAACGCTTGATTTGCTTTCACTGGACTGCCATCAGCGTAGCGCGTTGAGCCTATGCCAATCGTCCAAACACCTGCTGGGCATTTATAGCTTTGCAGCTTACAACCTTCAAATTCTTTAATTAGGGCTAACCCTTTTTCACCTATCTTCATTTCTTTTCCCGTAGCAATAGAATAGTGGTCAGTTTTTGCGTCAGTCTTATCATGTCATTATCCAGCACCCGCACTTGGTCGATTAGCTCAATTAGCGCGTCTGTGGCTTCTTGCAGGATAGGCTTTACGACGGTGGTTGCCCAAAGCCATACAAAATAGACAATATAACCCATGCCGCCAGCGGCAATAATTGGGAATCCATACTGGTTAATATATTTAGCGATTGCATCGGCGTCCATTAATCTTTCCTCTCAACAGGAGGTGGTCTTGGTCTGTCTTTTTCTTGCGGTATGTTAAGCGCCGTTGACGCCAAATCATCAATTTTGGTGATGTCACATGACATAGCGGTAACGCGCTTATCAAGTTGCTTGATAATGCCTATTAGGCTTTTAATCTTCTCAAGCACACTATCGAGCAAAAATTTCTGCGTCAGGTAGACAAAATACATTCCGCCAGTCGCCGCCGCGATAGGAAATCCTACGTCCGTGGCAAACTGTAGGAATTCCATTATCGATTACCTAGCCACCAAGTGACAAAGGAGAACACCGCGCCAATGGTGAATACGATACCGCCCACAAAGCCTTTATAGCGCGTTTGCTCGGTTTTCATCTCGTCAAGAGTTGCAATTATGGCATCGAGCTTCTTACCACGATCTTCAAATATTTCTTCGAGGCTCTCAATTCGTTGCTCTACTTTAGCAAGGCGGCAGGCTTCGTCAGGCATTTATCACCTCAACCCAGTTAATTGTTGGTTCGTCCCAATAGTAGTGCTTACCGTCTTGTGGATACGTTACAGGCGGTTGCCATGACATTGTATCAATGTCACCTACCCAAGAAGGGTATGGCTTTCTTGCTTGATGCTCTGCTTGCTTATCCGTATCAAACTCTACTTGTGACAACACTTTTAAAATACCAACAAGGCGTGTATCTGCGTCATCATCGCACGTCCCGTAAAGCAGTGGTGCTGTGCTGAGTGAGCCGTCAGGGTTTGATGCAATAGGAAAATCAGATTCGTTTTGAAAGACAAATTGAAAGCCTTTCACGTTTGGAAATGCTGGACCTGTACGCATAGGCTCTTGTGTGCAAAGAATGCCAGTATCTGCGTCAATGTTTGTGATTTGTATGTACATAGTGATTTCCTGTTTTTAAGCTAACACCCTGCGAATGGCTCTCACACAATTATTATTAAATTTAGAGCTAGTGTATTGAGCTCCATTATCAAATGTTTGTACAAATGCGTTTGCCGCTGAATATTCGGTAGATGTCCAGTTTATATACTCTATTATCGCTTCACTTCCACCGGATTTAAATGCTGTTGCGCTTGTTTGAGCAGGGTTTCCACTAGTGTAAAGTGTGTTTATTGGCTCTGGCGCAACAGCATTAGCATTTGATCCGGGATTAGAAAATGATGTATTTGCCGTTGTAGATGGTTTCAAATAGTAATATAAAACTTCTAATTCATTAAACGCTGGCAAATACCAATCGCTATATCCTCCAATGGTTAAACTTTCGCAAAATGTAGCAGCTTGATAATCAACCCCTAAAGCAGCTAACGCTGCACTATTTGCAGGGCCGTTTATTACAGAAGTAATGCCTGTTGTTCGAGTAGTTCCGGAAGCATCCCATCTTATACTCGAACTTTCTCCACTAGCTTTAGGCGAAACAACTAAATTGTATTTAGTACCAGAAACATTTATTTGCCCAGCAAAGAACCCACCACCATACGCATCGCCAATATTAGCAACAGGCCATCCATAAGGCGGACCAAAAGAACGCCCATAAGCAAAGTTTTGTTGAATTCCACTCATATTAGGTCAACCCCGCACCAGAAATAATCCAAGTTGTCGATGTCATTTTAAGTGCTGTTGCTGTACCGTATTGCGCAAGTGAGCGTGTGCCTGTTGTGCCTGTGCCAGCTAAATACATCGTGTCTGTTGTGATAGCAATACTGACGACTTGAGATGTCATATTAACAAAAGAAATAGCTGTGCCAATTGGATACGCTACTG